ATGACTGCACCGGTTTTTTCTTTGAGGGCATTATCTTCCTTGCTGATATTGAGCTTGATATTAGCAGGTGTATAGCCAAGTGCACGATTTCGGATAATTCCTTATCCTCTCTACTGGCACGAAACTACGATGTTAAAGTTCCTATAAACAGCGAGAAGAGTATTGATGGAACTGCCTTATCCCCTATTGGGGAGATATTGTATAATCCGTTTTATGCAGGCGTTCCTTCGGTAAACTATTGGCCTAATGAAGGGGCGTTTGTTGATGGCCCGTTTCGTTGGTATGGCCTTATGGAGTTGTATCCATACGTTATGAGGTACTTTACGAACAACGCGCCACTTACTTTTCAAGATGACCCTATAAATCCTTATTTTTCTGACTCCTCAAAGTATTTTGAGCCACATCATCTTAGGATTAGAATTTGGAACGGATTTACAGAAACGCCCCCAGGGCCATATACTTGCCAAGTAACTTTTAACGATGCGTATGGAGTAAGCAGAACAATAAGTGTGGATATGGAAAGCTGTGCAACTCCAGGAACGGTTGGAAGCTTACTTAATATAGCCACAACGATAGGAGAGCAGATAGGAAGCCATTTTGATATGACGAGTGTAAATCCATTTGATGGCGAGTGGATAGAGAACTATTGTGATAGGGCTATGCTTGTAAGCCCAATTACAAATACTGGAACGCTATTAAACCCTGATTTATTCTTTGATGTTTTCTTTCCTTGGGATGTAGGCACTATAACCCTTAACTTTATAAACGCTGCCCCTGGGAATTGGCAGGTTACTGAAATAAATCCATATAACTACGGCCCGTATTACACGAGGATAACCTCCGGCAAGACCTTAAAGAATTTCGTTAATCCTGCGGCAGCAACTCCAGAAGATGATGCCATAGCCAATGCATCCAAGATTAACGTTTCATTTGCCGACCTACAACAAGGGTTTGGGGTGCTGTTTAATGTGGCATTAAAGTTCACCAAGGATGGGGCAGGGAATGACGTGGTTACGATAGGGCAAGAGAAGAACTTCTACGAAACAACCGAGGCTTTTTCCATTGGCGATATTTATGAGATAAAGCTTATTAAGGATAATGTTTTTGGCATATCGGCACTCAAGATAGGGCAGTCTAATACCAATCCTTCCTTTGAGGCAGGTATTCAAGAGGAAGCGGATTATGTGAGTAATGTGTGCAATAGCCAAAGCTATGACGCGACTACTGGGTTTATAATACCTACCGTTGATTCGTTAGTTAAGCTCGATGGCGTTCCAACTTTGGATGACGAAACCTTGTATATAGCCGAGAAAGACCCTGTGCCGAACTCGAATGCATACGTTACTACAAACTTCTACAAGATAGCGGCTCATGGGGTGAGTTATTTCAAAAGAGACTTATGGGTAACTGTTGCTCCAAATTATTGCCCATATCGTTTCCAAGCCGAGATACTTGCAGGGGTTGTAAACCACCCTGAAATAGTAAAGGCATACGCTCATCGTGGCGGAGATGGGTTTTATTGGAATGGTAACTTTGTGCCCAACACTACCGGGGTGAACATCAAGAACAAGATATCTTTTGAAGCACCTATATCGGTTGATAATTTCAATGCGATAAGGGCTAATCCATATCAGAAGATTCGCTATGGAAGCGGATTGAATGACGTTGGTTGGGTGTTCAGCCTTGAATACAGCATTACTACTGGAATGACTAAATTTGAACTTTTAACGGAATGAGTTTACAAGCTACACCGAATCAGCCCCTTGACTGGCAGTTACTTCCTTTGGGGGAAGCTGAATGCCCTGACTGCCCTCCTTCGGACTACTGCTCTCCGATGTTATTCGAGCGGTATTTAGATTCTGGCTCTTACTACTATCGTTCCAAAGATTATTTCAGCTTCTCGATAGAGGGAAGTCTTGCAGCAGAGGATATGTGCCCCATTGACGTATCTGCCGCTGTAATAGATAGAGAGGAGAATGCCAAGACCACTTTTAATGTTGATGGTTCTATAACGATAGATTTCGGGCCGACAGATATTGAATCTCCTGATTCATTTGTGGAGTTTACGGATTTCCCTGTTGTAAGATATTGCCCACTCGTGTTTACATACTGCGTGGATTGGGATACGGAATGTGAGGGATGTGAATCTTCTCGTGTTTATCCTGTTCAGCTTTCCTTTGAAATTTCAGGGACAAACACTCCTGCTCAAACGAGAACTATAACGATAAACAGCCCTGATGAACTTGAAAAGTGCAGTACGGTAGTCTTTTCCGATATTTTGGATGACCTTATAAGCTTAAAAGTAAACGGAACTGAAACTGTTCCTCCTACTTTTTGTGATATTGAGGTTGAGCCACCCGTTGCTTGTACGTCTCAAATTACATTTGCCACTTACACCGCTTGTAATGTAGTGCCATTAAACATAGTAACCGCTAACGGAGCTCCTAACGAGTGGGGTGGCACTTTTAACTTAATCCACTACAACTTCGGAACGATAGATGGCGAGACCTATTACATTACAGGGGTTTATCAGATAGATGGGATACCGGAAGAGGCTGTTATAGGTAATTCAGCGTTCTCTACTTATGTAGATAACTGCATGAAGATAAAACTTCAAAATGGAGATTGTTGTGGAATTGATACTTGTATCGCCACCTTCGAGTCCGTGTGCATAAAGCCCATCCTCGACCCTTGTGGAACGGTTGGGGTTAAATACTACCAAGATGTTACTGATACGGAGGATGCCTTCGGATTCGGATTCTACTACCCTGCTACAAGTCCTACGTTCACTCAGCACATGAGGCTTCCAGGGAATGTTCGAGATGCCAAGTACGATGGCACGATGATTTCCTATCAAGATTCGCTTGGCAGAAAGAGGGTTGTGTATGCTGAAAGGAGGAAGGCTCTTTCCTTCAATACAGGTAGAGTTCCAGAGTACGTTCACGATGCCCTAAGCCTTGCTTGTAGGCACGATAACTTCTTATTGGAAGATGCCCTTTACAGCGTGAATGATAATTTCTTTACGAGAACTACCGAATACACTCCAACATACGTTCGTATGAGCCGCCTTGCTCCTGTTAGTTTGGAGGTGGAGGCTAAGACCCAAGACCTAAAAAAGAATATGTGTATTTAGCGTATATTTGCGTGTCGTTGTTGTGGTAGAGGCTACCATATAAAGTTCCTCGAAACCAAACTTCTTAAACTTAAAAAAATGGCTTTTTGCTCTTATGATTGTTCCGAACTCCCAGACCACGAGATAGTAGTCTGTGGAGACTATAAACTTGGCGGTATTTCCGCTGCCGCTATCTTGAATTGTGATTTAGATTTAGATGGGAGTCAAAACCTATCCTTGGATGCTACTTGGGAAGGCTGGGCTACTGATGGTAGCGTAAAACCTATCCGACAGATTAAAGGCACTGTTGCAAGTCCTGCTGCTGTTGAAGTTCCCAATCCGATTGCTTGTGGACCTGAAAACATCCTTGTGGGCTTCAACTGGACTTGTACTTGGCAGGATGCCAATGCTACTGGTGCTTCTTCTGGAAGTTCATTTACAGGTGGCAACACGGACTTCTATTGCGACCTTAACACTCGTACTACCTATTTGGCTTTGTACTTGTGTGGTAGCGATGAGGTTATGTTGATTAACTTCCCTACGAACTACCGTGCTGCCTTGATGATTCCGGACAATGACCGTGCCCTTCAAATGTTCGAGGTTTCGGCTACTGCCTACATCCCTGTCGGTGCTTGTATTCAGAAGTTTCCTGCTCCTCCTACTTTCTTCGACACAGTTCCTGCTTAATCTTTCATCCTCATCTTTCAAATTAGAGCCACAAATGCGTGGCTCTTTTTTTTTTACTTTTGCCCTATGAATACGCCAATAGTCCTTCTTGCCTTAAACAAAAAGGAATACTATCAGATGGCTTTCAATGCAGCGGCATCTATCAAGCACTTTAACCAGGGCGTTCAGATAACGCTCCTACATGATGGGAAGCATAAGCTACCTGAATCTAAGTCTTGGATTTTCGATAAGAGCATTTGTATGGATGCTGATGATACTACCCACAATGGGGTATTTCATCCTGGGAAGGCTAAGCTCAATATTTACAAGTACCTCGACAAGGGTGCTTACCTATACCTCGATGTAGATGTTATCTGTATAGCTCCATTTGGAGATATAGTAGAGAACTGCGAGAAGGCTAAGGGGTATTACTACATTTTACAGAGTGGGCACTTATGGGCATCTGAATCCGATATACGGCACTACAACGGCTTGCCTGCCGATGCTGTTATCTACGGAATGAACTCTTCGTTTATGTTTATGAGGACTGGCAAGGAGCTGAACAAGTTCTTTGAGAGGGCTATGAAGGCTATGTTTGATGGACTTCCTACTTCCAATCTTTCGATGCCTTGGGGGCAGTCCTACCCAGACGAACTTGCGATGACCGTTGCTTGTGCCGACTTGAAGGTAAATCCATACCTTGACTTTGGAGACCCGATTAGGTTCTTTGGGAGAACTTCGAACTATGACCAAGAGATAGGTGGGGCAAGAATGGTTGCTTTATTTGGCCCGAAGGGGATGATTCCATTAAAAGCCATTGATAGGTGCGACAAGGTTATGAGGAATGTCTGCGCTACCTTCTCCATGGCTCATGAGTACAAAATACTGCCTCTTATGAAGGGCAAGTACGCCAACAAACATCGCCTTGTTGAAGGTGGCATAAATCGTGGGTAAGCAAATTAAGATACGCGCCTTTTCTGATTGGGCAACTTCCTTTGCCCTACACGATAAGATTATCGACCAATTTATGGGGGTGAAGCAACTTCGAGATACGATGATGTTCGTAACCGATGACTCCTATGACTATGCGGTAGTCTTTGACCACAAGGGAGACAACGAGATACTTACTCCGAAAGAACGTACTCTTGGCTTTATAACTGAGCCGCCTGATAGTACGCATTTTGATAGGCTTTTAAGCGATTATTGCCTTAGGGTGTACACTTGTGGCTCTGCCGAGAGTTATGGTCTTAGAGGCGATGTTAGGCACTTTCCTATGGGTGTTTTCTACCACTTGGAAGGTGAGATAGAAGATTATATGGCTTTGCCTCCCAAAACGCATAAGTTGGGGATGGTTTTGAGTGCTACGAGTGGTGGCTTTTACGATTATCGAATGAACATTGCCAAGGCGATAGCAACGAGTGGCATAGGTTCTGTGTATGGCAGGGGGTTGAACTTTAAGGGTGTGAAGGGGGAGTTGTCCAACAAGGCTAATGGTTTGATTCCTTTTGAGTTCTCGGTTTGTATGGAAGGTGGGATATGGGATGGATATATGTCTGATGAGGTCTTGGATGCTGTTTTATGCTCTTGCATACCGATTTATGTGGGTTGTTCTACGATTACTACCTATGTTCCCTTTGCGATACCGCTTGTTCGGTATGACAATCCGAAGGCGGCTATTAAGGAGATAGAAGATATTTTGGCAAGTGTAAAGTACGAGGAGGTTTATCCTCTAATTTTGTCTTGGAAGAAGAAGTATCTTACCAACTACAACCTATACGAAAAGATAAGAGAGTTTATATGCAGCAAGCAATCGACATTGTAACCAAATCATTCAAGGACATTGAGGACATTCTGATAGTCGAAATAAACGCGAGGGATGGCTCAGTTACTAAGAAGTTGGCTGAGATACCGAGTTCAACTGTTCATTCTTTTGAGCCTTACGCGAGTAAGGTGATACCTAACTTACCGAGTAATGTGATTATGAATTACAGCGCGGTTATGGAAAGGGATGGTGTTACGAATCTGTGGATTCCGATGGAGGGTGAGCGTTATGCATATAACAGGACTACAACTTATACGGAGGGGATGCCTCCTTCGGTTACTTACCGAAAGATGATAGAGGTGAAAACTGTTTCTCTTGAATCATATCTTAGAGGGTATGGGCATACTTACATTGACTTGCTGTGGATTGATTGGTATGAATCCGAGTTGGGTGTTGTAAGGAACTGCCTTGCTTCGGTGGGTTCTACGAGTTTTATGTTCGTTAAGTGGGGTAATTTAACCGATATGTTTGGCCGGTCGAGGATTGAGCCTATCTTAAATTTGATAGGTGATGATTGGGATGTTATTGCCGCATGGGAGAGCGATGTACTGCTGGCTAATAGCCGTTTTGTGGAAAAAACAACAAATTGAGTTATTACTACCTTTGTAGCATAAACTTTACGATATGTGTAAATGTAGAGGAGGAAGAAGGGGAGGTTCAAGATGACTCTTGAACAAGCCTCTGAGCTTCTTGAAAAGATTTCTAAGGAATACGCTACCTACGAGACGAAGAAGCGTTCGGACAAGTATTACATTCCGAACTTCTATCCTACCTATCGTGAGTGCGTAGAAATGGCTTCGAGGCTTAGGGTTCACTCGGATTATGATGCCTTCCCGGAAAAGTTATTCCGTGAGAAAGCTCCCAATGAGTTGCCCCACGAGTTCAACTACCGAAAGAACATCTACAAGCCGATAACCGTTCCTTATTTCCATAAGGCTGTTAATGTGGCTGGTCGTGTTTGGAATAGGCAGAACTACGAGATTAGGTATGCTAATGTTGAGCAAGAGCGGTATTTCAATCAAGAGTATCCGAGGTTTGGCAGTATTGAAACCTACTTTCAGCAGATAGTAACCTTCGTTACCTTGACTGACCCCAATGCTGTTTTAGGGATTATGCCAGTGAACTTACAGTATTTGGAGGATGGTACTTTCAATGATACGATTGAGGTAACGCCAACGGCACATTGTTTTAAGAGCAAGAGGGTATGGGCTTGGAAGGATGAGGAGTATGCCATTATCCGCGCTGATTACAGCAGTAAGGTTACGCTTGGCTCTGATGGCTCGAAGGAGGTTGAGGATGGATTGGTCTTTTTCATATTTGACCGCAACGAGATTCAAGTAGCCACGCAAGTAGGCAGAAAGAGTGATTACATATTTGATATAGAATTATACTACCGCCATAACCTCAACCAACTTCCTTGTGTTCGCTTGGGAGGGATTAGCGTTCAAGAGGATGGCGATTACTACTATCAATCGTTTTATACGCCTGCTATCCCTGCCCTTGACCAGGCGGTTAATGACTTCTCTACTTTACAAATGAGCAAGTTTTCCCATGCTTTTTTGCAGAAGTGGGAGTATGTCGATGAGTGCGATAAGTGTAATGGAAGTGGGCAGATTGAAGAGGCTTTGGGCTTTGAGGATAAGGTGGCGATTGCTTGTTCGAATTGTGGCGGTACAGGAACGAGGCGAATGTTCGGGCCACTTTCTGTCTATCAAATTCAAGCACCCAATAGGTTTACAACCGAAACCGAGACCAAGATACAAGTCCCTCCTGCTGGCTTCATAGACGTTAAGCACGAAATTCTTGACTTCTTAAACAAGCAAGTGATAACCAATATTCAGATGGCTTTCGAGCTTTTGTCTATTGACGTTATGAACAACGAGAAGATTAGCGGAAGGGAAACAGCAACTGGTAAGGCTATTGACCGAGAGGAGTTATACAGCTTCCTTTTGAGTTTCTCTGCTGTGGTCTTTTCGGACTTTGAGTTCGCTATCAATATGATAGGTCGGATGCGCTTTGGTGATTCTTGGCAGTCCCCTGCTATCCGTTACCCTCAGAACTTCGAGATGAGGACTGATGCCGAGCTTACTGCCGAGATTAAGGGTGCGCCATCGTTCTCTAAGGCTATGTTGGCTCAGCAGTACTTGGACACGAGGTTTCCAATTGAGGAAACAAAGAGTGCCATTATGAAGCTATCTGTTAAGGTTGACCCATACTTTAATTTGGATGCTAAGGAGGTTATGTTGCTTGTGGCTGGTGGTATGATTGAGAAGTGGGAAGGCTTGATGCACTTTAAGGTGGAGTCGATTATTAGGGATTTGGTTTATGAGGATGAGGGATTTTTGGCTTTGGACTACTTAGAACAAAAGAAAAAGATTGAAGAGGTGGCTAAAAGGCTTGTTCCCAAGAAAAATACACTACCTTTGAGCGACAATATGTCTGCTTATGGCTTACGACAAAATAATAGAGCTTCTGGACGAAGTACCGCAGGAGATAGCTCAGAGGAACAAGGAGACGGAGAATAGGTTTTTTGAGCTTATCATTCTTTTGCTTTCTCAATTTAGCTTCGATGATGAGGGGAATGTAGAGCAAACTGATGCCAACTACGCTCGATTTAATGGGATGGTAGATGACATTGAGGAGGCTTTATACGATAGTGGGTTTTCCGATACGATAGCCTATTTTCAGCAGAGTGTTGATAGGGTAAAGGAGCTTATTGAGGGTGAGTTTAACTTATCCGCTGAAAGCGAGATGCTTCGTGATACTTTGAATGCTGGGCAAGTGGAGGTTGAGGGGATTGCCGCAGAGGACATTCGGAGTGCTTCAAGGGATATTTCTACCGAGATAGCGAGCCTTATCGTGTTTTTAATTGTTGCTGGCTCAAGTCGTTCTGCCATTGAGGATTCTTTGGAGGAGTTGATAGTCGGCAATAGCTCTAAACTTGGTGTTGTTTCCCACAATACGAACACGAGGTTTGATTCTGTTTTCTCTGCTGTGGTTCGCTCGTATGCCTATTCGATATACACGCTATTGGGCTTCAATGAGTTTAGGTATGAGGGTGGCTTGATACAAGATTCAAGGCCTTTCTGCGTTGAGCGCAACGGAAACACCTACACTACCGAGCAAGTTAAGTCTTGGGCTGATTTGCCTCAATGGAGGGGTAGAATGCCAGGGACTACCAAGGAAACGATATTCTTCTATTTGGGCGGATATCGTTGCCGCCACTGGCTTGTTCCGATTAAGAATGCTGACCAACAAAACGCTTAAACCTTAAAACTATGCAAACAAAAAAGATTAGAGCCATATCTCGCGGAAGTGTGATATGGATTTCGGAGGCTACGGCTAAGAATGCCGATTTTCTGAAGAAGTACAAGATTACCATTGATGATGCTTCGTTTCAGCCTGTTGAGGCTACTGTGGTTCAGAGGGAGGTAATTCATGCTGAGCTTCCAGAGGTTGAGGATATGATTGAGGAGAGGGAAGAAACGGATGTAGAGTCTTTGGATGATGAGCCTTCCGAAGAAAAACCAAAGAGAACGAGAAAACCTAAAACAGAAGAATAATGGCTATTGACCACAAAGAAATGTCGAAGTGGCTCT